CGCATGACAAAACTTGAGGAGCTCAAGACCTTGGTAGATGCGGCTCGGGCGAAGAAACTGACTAGCTTTCAGTTTGTGGCGATGTACGAAGAGAAGCTGCAGGCTGCGAAGGCCGCCTACCACGCAGACGAAACCTTTCATTTTGCAAAGCAGCTTGAGTATGAAGCTGAGCTGAAACGACTAGGAGTATTGGGATGAATAGCAGCGAGGGGCTATCTTTAGAAGAGATCGAGGCGCTTAAGGTCAAGTTCATAGAACTCCTGGAGCATCACCGCTACGTGCTAAAGGATTGCGGCATTTGCGGTGATGATCAGTATTACGAGGCAGTGGGCGGTCAGCTCTACTATAAGACGGGCTGCTCCTGCATCTCGGACCCCTACAGGGCGGCCATGGAGCCGCGCACTTGGGAGTCCTTGGATTTCTATTTCGACCCAAGGCATGGGCATCTTAAGTATATCGTGCCATGGGTCGCCGCAAATGGGAGGCATCAGCCGTGAACTCAAAACCAAAGACACTGACACACGGGCTGCTGCTCGACGGCAAGTATGTGCTCGACTTTGCGCTGCCGATGCTAGCAAAGCTCAGGGAGTTCGTACCGAGCAGGCTCCACCCAGGCCTCGAGCAGATCCTAAGAGAGTTCTCGGAGGAGTTGGCCCAATGCGATGTATCCGAGCGGTATAGGGAGATCGAGTGAGCATCCGCCTCCCTGACCTCGCAGAGCTGCCTGAGCAGGTCCCAGCGCCTTCGCCAGAGACCCTGGCTGTCTGGGTCACCTACAGACGGATCATCGCCTACGCTATGGTTACAAGCCCCAAGGGCGGGAAGGAAAGAGTTCCCGCCTACGGCGGCGCCATAGCTGTTTACCCTAAAGAGACGGGGTTTGCTCTTGAGAGGTCCAGCCTTCTGCAGAGTTACGGACCTTAGAACTACACGACCTACTTTAGAAAAGAGGAACGCATGAGAGCATTACTTTTGTTACTAGCCATTTCTGGCCCGGTATCCGCGAGAATCGCGCAGGACGGCGACGAGATCGTGGATCAGCCAAAATCGGGACGCTATGCAGAGAATCTCCAGGAGACTCTCGATAGGCTGCAGAAAGACCCTAAGGTCTTCGGCACCTTTGACGTTTGCGTGAATGGGGGCTGCGCGCAGTTCTCCAAGCCTGCTCCCGCTAAACAACCAGACGCTGCCACTGCAGTCGAAAGGATTGCTAGCGGGCTTATGCGGGCTACTGGCGGGCACGTAGAGGTGGGTTTTACTTACCGCGAAACTACCATCAACAGTGACGGAAGCAGCACTCAGCGGGATATCACTGTTACTATCGCAGCGTCGACTGGAAGCTCGGGTCAGGGCTCCATGGATGAGGCGACAAGCAAGTCCCACAAGTAGTAAGTAGGAAAAGCAATGGTACGGCCGCTTCGGAGGTTCTCCGGGGCGGTCTTTTATTTCGTACTTGAAAATACCTGCTGGTGCATTTACGGTAGCGTAAATCACTGCGAGGAAATTATAAGTGCGAGCCGTATGGCCTATTTGCGTTTTGTCGCTCATTGTTTCATGCCATGACGCTCCGAAAAAGGTCCCCTACAGTATTCCAAAGGATCTGGCCGAGGATTTGGCTGTGTTGGACGAGCTCACTGAAATAGTGCTTGCAGACAGATTCCCCAAACAAAAAAACGACTGGAGCAGATATGGAAAAGAGCACCGACACCGAAACGTTGCCCATTGAGGGGAAGTCGACCCCTGCTAATGCGATGGATCTGGTCATGCAGCATGTGACAGATGTCGACGGGGTTTTCCGGGTGACGGAGACAAGGCTCGATGGGAAACTCTGGCAGCACCTTCTATATCCGCTCACCGTAATATCCTCGGTTTCGCAGGAAAGCGACGGAAAGCGGTGGCTCCATGTTTCCTTTGCCCACCAGAAGCGAATGCCAAACTACGAGGAGATCACCTCCGTCAAGGCGCGATTTATCGGCAAAGATAAATACGCGATGATGGTTTTTCCGCCAGAGGACAAGTACGTGAACCTGCACCAGTACTGTCTCCATCTTTGGCATTGCCTGGACGGGCACCCGCTCCCCGAGTTCTCAGGGTACGACCTCAAGGGCAGGCGGACTATCTAGCAGCCACGTCTTCTTTTTGTTGCAGTCCCACTTCTTTTTGGTCTCGCCGTTATAGACGACGGCGAGACCGTTTTTCAGAAGTCGGTCGGTGACGTCCGCATCGCCAGCCTTAACGGTACACAGCAGTCTGAAATACTTATCTCTTTCACAGTTCAGGAGCTGCACTTTCGCCCCTTTTAACAGGCCCTCTAAAAACTTTTGCGCCGAATATGCCGCTGTCCGCTCACACATGCGGCTTGCATGCATCTCAGGTGTATCGAGGCCCTTCACCCTGACCGTGATATGCTCCCCGAAGACTGGCGGCAGCCCTTTCAAATCAACTGTAAATGTGTCCCCATCGTAATTACGAACAACCGTTACATCTGTAAAATCATCGGCATATGCCATTGGGATCAAAAAAAGGAAGGTGGACAGTAAGAAGACTCGCATGGTATCCCCTAAAGCAATCTAGAGCCCAGATCGGCATGTCTTAGGAAATGTGGAGCTACTTTATGCAACATGCGGATTTCCCAGGAACGGGACCGTGCACTTGAAAGGATTGACTATGAGCCTAAAGCTCGCTCGGGAAGCCATTATGAGCGGCGCAATAACCGCAAGTATGCTTGGCTTTGCAGGGACACTGTTCCTCCTCGCCTTATATTCGGTGCAATCCGCTGAAAGACGACAGAACATTTGGGAGGGCCCACCAGTCACCATCGCACTCGATGAGACCAGACTCGTACGGTGCGGAAAGATTGACCGAGGCCAACCTTCCTGCACGATGCTCTCGGAGTGTGACGATCAAGTAGACCGCTGCGTTATCACCTTTGAAATCTTTCGTCGCCCTGTTCTGCCTGGCGAGCTGGAGCCCGCGGATCAGAGCGAGTGAAGGAGTTTCTTCGCAATCTCTGAGCGCCGGACATCTTTAATCTTACCTTTGATGGCCATGCGCCTAGCGGCAATCTCGGACTTAAAGTAGGTCACGTCTTTTTTTAGCTGGGGGTCGTAGTAGCCAAGGTAGCCGCCGACGGTCACATCAAAGGACCCAAGGCTTGCGGTGTTGAGATAATTAACTCGCTCAGAGATCTCGGTCTCTGGGGTAAAAAAAAGCGGAAGCACAAAGTCTGACACCGTAGTCTTACCAATAGTATAAGTCTGATCCTGGACAGCGTCACAGGCCTCGAGCCAGTGGACTACGGTCTTGGTGCGATCCTTTGGGTTTGGCCCCAACGCGTAATAGTTGGTGTGCCTGTTCAGGACCATTTCCAGGATTTCGTGGCTGAGCGTAGCGCTCCAATCCTCCCCAATTTCCTCGCATATGTCTTGGAAAACATAGCCAATAGGCAATCCAGTCTTAACTATTTTATCGTGGTAGCCGAGTGCGCCTTGGATATTGGCTTTGTCCAGGACCATCATCACTCCGTTAGCAAGCGCTGTTTGAGGGTCAGCTGGCGACATTGTCAGGACGCATTTAGCCATGATGTGCCACTCAGGATAGAAATGGTTCTTAAGCTGGCTGTTGATGGCCTGAACCACAACGCGCGCGTCTGCAGCGGTGATGTCTTTGGACTGGACGGAGACGAGGATATTAAACATAGGACCTCCCAGTTGTTAGGGAGGCCTATCGGCAGAGGGGTTCATTATGAGTAGTCGAATTCGTGGTCAGGGAAAGGGCGATGCGCTCCCTGTAGACGAGGCGGAAAGGAAGCTAGCGTTTCGGGCGTGGCTTGCATACTATAACCTTCTGGGGGCTTACAGCTCACTTGTTTGCGGCGGCAGGGATCAAGATGGGGCGCCGGTTCCTGCAACTAGTGAAGAGCAAAGAATGGTTGCAGCAAAGAAACGGCGACTGCGCGAAGAAAAGATTCAGCCCCTCAAGGGGATTGTTACGGACCAAGTCATACGCGAGGAAAGTTTTCTTGCGCTGAAAGAGTACCAGATACTTATGGGCCGGGATAAGAAGTAGCCCGCCCGAAGGAATCTTACTATGGAGTAAACGTTATGTCTGAGGAGAAGCCCTGGCCGTGCAGCATCCCCGAGGGGGGACTACTGAAAAGGTGTTGGGCGCTGGAGGCCGCAATCGAGAAAAACGTCTCGGAGTCAAGCAGCAGCAGAGGGGTGTTCCTTCGTGAGCTCATCTCGCTTGACACCGGAAAGGACGTGAGTTGCTATGTGGTCCTGAAGACAGGCTCGCTCACGAGCAAGCCCCTCGTTATGAACTTTTGCCCTTTCTGCGGGACAAATATCCATGAGCACCTTCGCCACCATATGCCGGGGACGCATGATGCAACGCAAACCTAGCGAGCAAATGCTTAGGATTCTGCGGCGGGTCCATGAGACCATCAGCTGCCATGAAGCGTTTATAGAGGGGATGATCTTCGGTTATATCACGAGCATGGCGATCATCTACTCTGGTCGCAGGATGGAGGGAATCCTTTTCGCAGGGGCTCTTGGATTCCTGCTGTTCCTACTACTCAAAGAGTTGTGTATCTATAGAAAGTGGAGGTAGTTCTCGTGGCTGAATTTATTGTAAGTTGTGGGGAGGAGTTCGAGGAAGCTGCTATCAAAACCGGCACGCCCTACGCAGCAGCCCATCGGTATGCGGAGAAGTATCTGACTGAGGGGGCATCGGACGATGACGAGTTCCTGGTAACTGTTATCAGCAGGGAGACGGGGCTGCGCCTGCGCTACGTTATCCGTGCAAGCATCGCAATTCATTGGGTAGTGACAAAAGAAGACCTAAGTGCGCGGGGAACTGCTGATGATTAGAGTGCTCTACCATGCGGACTGTCTGGACGGCTTTGGGGCGGCGCTAGCGGCCTATATGAAGTTCGGTGCAAAGGCCACCTATAGAGCGTGCCGTTACGATGAGGGCGCGCTGCCGCTCGATGGGTGTCCCGACGGTGACGAGGTATACGTCCTGGACTTCAGCTTCAAACGAGAGGTCATCCTGAGAGAGCAGAAGCGCCTGAACCTCCGCATAATTGATCATCATAAGTCGGCTAAAGAGGATCTTGAGGGCCTGGACTGCTGTATCTTTAATATGGAAAAGTCAGGGGCTGTGCTGGCCTATGAATTTTTCTTTCCAGGCTTGCCCGTGCCCTGGCTCTTCCTTGTTATCCAGGACAGAGACCTCTGGCAGTGGAAGCTGCCGGGCACCAAAGAGATTACAGCGGCGCTCTACGAGGATGACCGATCCTTTGAGCTCTGGCTGATGTCTCTTCATAATACCAACGTCCTGGAGCTCAAAGGGGCCAGCCTTGTCCGGAAAATGGAGAACGATGTCCGGCGCACCGTAGAAACCTCTGGTTGGCTCGCTATAGGTGGTCACGAAGTGCCGGCGGCGAACAGTGTTTTTTACCCGTCCGAGGTGGGGCATGCTCTTTGTGCTAAATACCCAGACAGGCCATTTTCAGTTACATTCTTCGATCGGAGCCGTGCCGATGGCGGTTGGTTACGAACCTACTCCTTGAGATCCATCGGTGAATACGATGTCTCAGCTCTGGCAAGGCAGTTTGGTGGTGGCGGGCACAAAACCGCAGCGGGTTTTTCCGTAGCAGTTTCAATGGTGGACTTATGACCTCAAACGAACTGGCAGAAGATATCGTGGTAGTGGTCTTGGGGGTTGTAAGGCTACTCGTAGACAAGCCCGAAGCCATCGTGATTACCCACAAAGAAGCCTCAGGCACTATCCTGATTTCAATCGACGTTGCCAGCGAGGATCGTGGGAAGGTCATAGGCTCAGGCGGACGGAACGTCGACTCTCTCCGTATCCTTGTGCACGCGATAGCAGCTAAAGAGAAAATGAAATGCCACATAGAGGCGGTATCATAAAATAGGGCTCGCCGAAGCGAGCCCCGGAAAAACTGTTTTCCCTACGGAGTCTTTCCCCTGTGCATAGCAGAGACCCATTATAACATATCGAGACTTGCGCATGCTTAAAGATGGGTGCCGGGCGGGCCACGATATTTTTGGGAGCTTCTGCCTACGCAAGAGGCCCTGATGGGGCCTACCCGACGTTCCTTTGATCGGTGCCCCCTCAGAAAACTTTACGACTTGACCGGCTCTCTTAGCGCACTATGCCAGTCGGACAGCGGCGTAGACCCTTTTGTGACATGCTTAATCCTCTGCTCAAGCAGCGGGTCACGCGCAGGCGGAGGGACTGACTTGGATGCTTGAGTCTGCACCCTCTCACCCTTCTGGGTGAGGGAGGGCTTGCCGGAAGAGTAGTCTAGGGTTGCGGCATTGGCCTCGTGCGCAGCCCTTTGCTCTGCCCTTGCCGTACCCATCGCCTTATAGTCAAGGGCCGCCGGAGCGACCTTAGGGGCGATCTTAGGGGCGGCTTCCATTGCACCATAGTCGAGGACCTTCTCGACGGCCTTGCCCGTAGCCGGGGCCTTGGTGGCTTCGCGCAGTCCCCTGAACACCCCATAAAGGGCGGCCTGCTTTTCAAAGCCCAACCAGAAATCTCGCATAGGGTGTTCCTTTATGCATATGTACAGGGAGAATACACTATTTCTTATTCCGGTCCCAGGGCAGAGCCGGCATCACTCTTGGCGGAAAGAAAAGGACTTTGGCCTCGCGAATCTCCCGGTAATGCCGGACACCCCGAGCGTCTGTCTTCACGTATCTAACTTCCACGTTTGATTGGATATCTTCCCGAAAGGTAAAAATGACGCCGAGGAAGTCGGCCCAATCTGGCAAGTCTAAAATTTTAGTCATTCCCTCATGAAAATCAATTCTTGCCCGCATCGCCCCTCCTAACGCCCCACCAGACGCACCTCCGCAATAGGAAGCAGAGGCTCATACGTAGACGATCTCATCGGCGGATCCAAGAAAACAGTAGCGCGCAATTTTTGCCGAAGCCCTGGCTCCTTCTTACACCTGAACTCGTTGTAGGCCTTGCGGCTGACTTGGTAGATGTCCCAGGCTACGCGGAAGGAGTCGTGCACATTATCCGAGCGGACCCCGTCAGCGTTTCTTTTCTGCGTCAAGGCCTCTCTCGCCCGAAGGGTCAGGCTTCTCAGCTCCTCAAAATTCTCAGCGTCGAGTGCCTCCGGGCCTCTGGTCTCCGCTACGGCCCTCCACACGTCATCGAACTGCAGCATCCCGACTCTTGCGTAAAGTTCAGTTGCTTGAATTAGAACGGCCATCTGCCCCTCTGAGAGGGTTAGGCTGAACGGTTGCGCGGGCACGCCCAGCCCGTAGGTTTTGGGTCTCTTTTGCTTTGGCGGAGGGGGTGTCTCGGATTCCATCAACAAAGATCCTCATAGCTTCGACAGTGGATAGCAGCTCGTCTTTCGGCCGCTCAAATTTAAGGTGAGGCTTCAGGTGGTCATAGCCTAACATCCGGAGCTTCTGCCAGATGACCAGCGGCGGGCAGTCGCATTTTAATATGAACTCGCGCAGAACGTTCTTGTTTTTCTGGTCGATGATTTTTGCCTTAAGCAGGTCTTCAAGAGACCCCATAAACATGTCCCGATCCGTCGTGGTCTCTCTATGCAATTCCGCAGCAGCTAAAATTTCAGCCTCTGAGAGGAAAACCCGCCCGATCTGCTCAGGCGGGACGTTGGCGAGATTTCTGAAGAACTGCATGCCGACCGCCCCGTAAAGGGCGATCGTTCCGGAAAGAAAAGAGACATTAAACTGGCGGCTGCCAGAGACGGCAAAGGACGTATCATTGACCCGCTCGATGATAAGCCTTGTTTGCACAGTCCTACTCCTTAGAACGTTGTTGTTGAAGCCGTTAGGTTTTTCTCCCCCTATTTGAGCTCACCCATAACTTCAGGTCAGCTAAGTTGTTTGCCTCACGCCTCAGGGTAGCGTCAGGAGGAAAGTCACCGCTTTTGACAGTGATATGTGCCGCGATCACTGACCAGTAGGCTTCCTCAGCCTCTTCAATTACAAGTAACAAATCTTCATCAGGTATTCGCATATCTTGCCATCAGTGCGTTGTTAAGGGTCGCGCCGCGTGCCTGCGGACCAGCATGCGAAGGTGCTCGAGCTTAGCATGCTTCTCAGCAACCTTCTCAAGCTCCGCAAGGATCATTGCAGGGGTCAGCGTTGCCTTTAAAAGCTCTTGCTGGTGAAGATAGCCTAGCAAGTCAGCGAATGCTCGCTGATAGTAGACTGCGTTATAAACGGAATCGTAATCGTATCTTCCCGAGTCGGTACTAAGATCAAATTCCAAACTGGCTTTAGCCATGCTCTCTCCTTAAGTGTGTTTGGGGTCAGGATCTGTTTGCCCATCGGGAGTGCTCATATGAGCGAACTCCTTGTCCATCTCTTCTTTGAGAATCCGGTAGTAATGGGCTAGTTTAGTCTCGTTTTGCTCACCTTCAACGAGAGCCTTTAGGGCATCGACGCGCTGCCAATCAGGTGAGTCTTTAATGTAGAGTCGTTGGAGGGCATCGAGTCCTCTAAAGATTGGGGGTTTAAAGTCCATGCGCCACCTGCGATCTCCATGCTAAGTTCTCGTTCTGTAACTGCGCGCCATTTGCGCCGCCTGATCTGCCACTCAATAGCTTCGCTGCCTCGGCTGCTTTTCTTGAACGGCCAGTCCTTAAGGCGGTGCAGCCCTGGGATAACACCGCGCTTGTCCAGTCCAAGAAAGTGGTCCTCACAAGGATAGCCCTTGTTACTGTTCCACTTGTAGTACGGGTAGGACTGATGCAGCTTGATCATAATATCGTCTCGGTAGACCTTGGCGATAATGCCAGCCGCTGCAATGCATAGGCTTTTGGTGCCGCCCTCCGCAATACCTTTTTGCGGAATTGCGAGCGGGGCAATGACACCTTTTCCTGCGTCCACCATGAGAAAATCCGGCCTTAGCGGCCTGTTCTTGATGGTTGTCCTGCATGCAACAACCGCTCGCGCCATCGCAAGTCTGATGGCTGAGGCTTTCCCTATGGCGTCAAGCTCAGCAGGTTGGACCTCGCCGATGCCAATAGCCAAAGCATTCTGCCAGATGATCTCTGCCAGTTGCTTTCGGAAATTTTCGGGCACCTTCTTCGAGTCGTCGACCTCAAAGAGCTTCACGTCGGGGCGCTGCAGTTCGAACTTCGGGAGTACAACGCAGGCCGCCACGAGCGGCCCGGCGATGTCCACAACCCCGACCTCATCAAGACCTCCGATGTAGCGGCCCTTCCCGTAGTACATGCAGTCAAAGCTGTTGTCCATAAGACCTCAGGTTAGTAAGGCGTAGGCATAACCATGGCACAGGCATCCCAGGATTTTCTACCGAAGAAAAATATCGGATTGACCTGACCCGGCCTATTTTCGCACGCGATATAGACCTGATCGTAGCGCATGGCGTCGGTAAGGGCTAGTTGAAGGTAACTAGACGGTACAAGTATCGGGCCATCATTGTCCGTGGCGATGGGAAGCCTTACCACCATCCCTTGCGTGCTCGATGGGATCTGGAAAAAGGCGGAAGGGTTGTTTTTCGCGCAGAATGCCATCCCATCAATCGCTATAGTGCTACTCCGATACCCTCCGTATTCCGCGTCCCGCATTGCCTGCACGTAGTTTCTGAGTTCTGCGATAGACTGTCTTGGAATTGCCTCCGAGACGGTAAGTCCTGCAAAATCGGGCATCATGGTGTCTGGGTCGAGGTAGTGCTCCCAGTCCAGAGGCCTGCTTCGTACCAGCTCGTTAAACGGGGTCAGCTTATAGAACCCGTCAGGGATGGCTAGGGGAGTGCGGATCAGGAGCGAGCCTGTGATACTCACGTTGGCCACCTGGTTCTTTACACGAATGAGTACGGAATTACGGCTTAGCTTTTTACCTTGTTCGGCGAGAATCACCTTCCAGTTTTCAATGAGGTACGGCGCGTCGTTTAGAGGGTAGGTCTCGGGGCCAGTTTGGGGGTAGATCGTTGGGTTAGTCAGGGCCAGTGTGTTTTCCATGTTGTGTGTTATCTCCGCAGAGTTTTATGTTATGAGGCATGCGCGCCCCTTCGATTGCGCTTGAAGCTGGCACGAACTTCGTTTAGTCGATGTACTGATACGTGGCTCCAGCGGCCTGTTTCATTTGCCATGTATCCGCGCAGAGCGGTTACAGAGCGGATCCAGGACTCAAACTCGCCAGCTGGCAGACAGAACATATGAAAACCAAGACCGCGGCTGTCCTTACGCACAAATGTGTGCGGGTGGAAGTGCGGCTTTACCGTAAGTTTATTTCTCTCAACCGTGTAGTTCAAACCGAGAAAATCGCAGACAGGGCGGACGGAGATCCAAAACTCACCGTCCAGGGTTCTAAATGTTCCATAAGCAGCTGGCGCAGTTGTCACAAACAGCCTCCGTGTTTAACGAGGTAGCAGATGATCAAGTGGCCAGACCCCGAGAATACGCTCACGCCAAGGGCATGGCCTAATGTCATAGGTCTGGATCTTTGATGGATGATTGCTGAAGCTAGTGATAGTGAATACCAGAAGACTGTGTGCAGAATCCAGACAAGAATTAATTGCAATAGCATGGCCTCCTTTCCAACGCCCTTATACCTTGTCTAGTGCGGTTTTTCTTCTGGTTCAAAAGAGCGGAATGCAGCATTAAATCGCTCAATAAGATCTTGGTCACCGCATTCTTCGAGTTCGATAAGAATTCTGTCATCCTGAGTAGAGCCGGGATACTCCTGCTTAATCCATTTGGAGAAGCTGCCCGCGGATCCGACAATTTCCACCATGAGGTTTCCGGTAGAGTTGCCATTGCCTACGTACCGATACAGCATGCCCAGGGGCTCCCAGTATGTGGATGCGTGGTAGACAGCGGTATCGAGCAGGCACTCGTACCACATCTCGAAAAGGGCCTCCTCGCCTTCGGTATGGATCGGCAGGGCTTCTGCTGTGGGGTCCGCGATGTGCGCTTTCAACTGTTCTAGAGTCTGGATCATGGTCTGTTCCTTGTACGGGTTGTTGGTTATGGACTCGTAGCTATCTCTTCCTTGTTCGCTTCCAAGTAGGCTTTGTGTTGGGCAGCTATCTCTTCCTTAATTGTTTTCCGGAAGGCAGCTCTACTTCTCCTATCCGCTTCTTCATACGCAGCTATCCCTTCCCTATTAAATATTACGATGCGAACAGATTCCCGTTCATCTATCCTTTTGGCTTTCGCCCTCCTCTCCCTGGCAGCTCTGTTTATCTCTTCCTTGTTCGCCTCATAGTTGGCTTTCTCCCTGGCAGCTTTCTCATTTCTCTTAGCCAGCCGTTGGGCTAGCCGGTAGGCAGCGAGCTTCTCCTTGGCCGCTCTCTCTTCCTCATCAGCCCCCTCGTAGGGTTTTTGGTGGGCGGCCATATCTCTCTTAATAGCTTCATAGTGGGCTTTCCTCTGGGCAGCTATCTTCTCCTTGTTCGCTTCACGGTATGCTTTCTGCTGGGCAGCCCTTTTCTTCTTCTTAACTGCGCTTTCTTTTTTTGCGGTCATGTAAATTCCTCCTTTCTATTAGCCTTATACCTAAAAGCGAAGGGACCTTGCAAACCCACGCGGTATTTCCGCTACGCAAGACTTAGAGCCCATTTGCAGGCTATAATAGACTAACTAAAATACGGGGGCATGGCGTGAGACGTTACGATTATCATCATAACGATAAGCTACTTTTGGACAAATTCTACGTTGTTGCCGTAATTTCCAACCCAGCAAGGTATACCAGCCGGTATAACCTTTACATGAAATTCAGAAAGCACATGGAGGACTCCGGCGTTAAGCTCCTGACCGTAGAACTGCAGTTAGGCCAAAGAGCTTTTCAAGTCACCGAGCCCAATAACCCCCTGCACCTGCAGCTGAGGTCCGACGAGGAGCTGTGGCACAAGGAGAACATGATCAACCTCGGCATCGCGCGGCTGCCGCCGGATTGGCAATACGTGGCCTGGATAGATGCAGATGTGGAGTTCATTGACAGGGAGGGCTGGGCCCTGGAAACCGTGCAGCAACTGCAGCACTTCCAAATTGTCCAGCTCTTTCAGAACTGCATCGACCTAGGGCCAACGGGGCAGGCAATCCAAACCCACTGCGGTTTTGTGTGGAGCTACCTTGAGCGCAAACCATTCGGAAAAAGCTACTCGTACTGGCATCCAGGCTACGCGTGGGCCGCAAACAGATTCGCGATAGACTCGCTAGGACAACTACTGGATATTGCCATCTTGGGTTCCGGCGATAGGCACATGGCGCTTAGTCTAATCGGTAGAGCGCAGTCCACCTTTGACGAGCGGCGAACCCCGCTCAATAATGACTACGTCCGGCACGTCCTCCGCTGGCAAGACAGGGCTACCCAATACATCAAAAGAGATATCGGCTTCATCCCCGGAACCATTCTTCACGGTTGGCATGGGAAGAAAAAAGACCGGAAGTATGTCGAGCGTTGGGAAATCTTGATTAAGAATAATTACGACCCTGAATTGGATCTGAAAAGAGATTGGCAAGGAGTCTATACTCTGACCGACAGGTCGCCGCAACTGCGTGACGACCTGAGGTTCTATTTGAAGGCCCGCAACGAGGATTCGATCGACATGGGTTAGGCTTTGATAATAACTTCTCTATGAGCGGCCTTGCCGCCATAGATCTCGCTTGCAAGCCAGACGCGCTCTGCTACCAGTTTCGGCCCGAGCATCTCCTTGAACCAGACCCGCGCTTCGCTATCCCAGATATATCTTCTAGCCTTGAGAGTGTCTTTTAGTCGGAACGGGGCATCCGTAGCCTCGACCCGAAACATGAAGAAGTCCTTGTTTCTATACAGCTCCTCAAAGTGCGGTGCCATTAGTTTGTAGGTGGTGGCACAATCAAAGACCGCACGGTGCGGAAAGGGGTTAACGAAACCATGATCTGCAGCGAGGTAGTTGAGAGACCTGGTTTTATACCCATGTGCCTCCCAATCTATGAGCTGCATCGTGCAGGCCCACCGCCCCAGCACAGCGCCTTCGAACTCTTTCTCAACGTCAGAAGCCAGTACAAAAGCCCGGTCAAAGGCCGCGTTGTGGGCCAGGACAAGACTGCTGCTCTCCAGCATAGCCCGAACAGAGGCCCAGTCGATTTTCTTTCCTGCAAGGACCTTATCCGTTAAGCCCGTTAGCTTTACGATCTCCGCTGTCAGCGGGCGGCCTGGGTCCTGGAGGCCCGCGTACATCCCCGTAATCGTGAGTTCAGGAGCACCCGGCGAGTCCTTGAATTGTTCCGGGTCATACTCAAATTGGAGAACCCCAATCTCAGTGATTTTATCTTTGGTTGAGTCGACACCGGTGGTCTCGACGTCTATGATGGAGCCTAGTTCTTTTGCCATAATAGCCTCAGTTGGGGTTTACGTTATGTGGGTACGGCCATTGCCACTCTGGGGAATGGATGCCTTTGCCGTATACTTTTTCAGCGGCCTCGGCACTCATACCATATACAAACGCATAGGGATGCACACCAGTTTTCATGAACTTGTCGATGATGTGGCAGAGAACAGACTCCGAGTAGAACCCATAAGGGTAGTAGGCGGCCACTTCGAGAGACCCGATCAGCTTCGGCGCAGAGGTGGTCCAGAACTGGAGCATATCGCAAAGAAAGACAATCGACCCGCCAACAGTCTGCCCCAAAATAACGCCACATATAAGCGCATCAATCGAAATCTGGATGTCGTCGAAATCAAATGCAGTAAGCCTTTTGGTGAGCACTGCCAGTTCGGGGAACTCTCGCTCCAAGGGGCCGATGCCGTTCTGAGCTACCCACTGATCCCAGGGTATCCGCGAGTTCATGGAAGTCACCATCAAAAACTCCTTCGCCGCCCCTTCGCCAAGTAGCGAGGTGTTGGCTCGTGTCCTCGCGGACGGGTAGGCAACCATTCGTTCCTTCTGGAAATCGCGCACCGAGTCGACCGTCCAAACTTTCTCTGTCATAGCATTCCTCTATTAATTTCCTGTGCGAGCCTGCTGTTCCTGAAGACCTCCTGATCCTGGCGGCGCAGCTTTCTGCCTACATGCCACATCTGAAAGCGCACCTTCCACCCCAGCCTTACGCCTAGCAGGCGTTCGATGGGGTTTAGCTCTACGTGTAGTCGAACCCGAAGCAGGTCCACGATGTTAGGGTCAGCTGTCCTCCGATACTCCCTGCTGCCAACATTATCAATATGCACCTGCTCATAGTAGAGCACGTCAATGCCCCCATTGCAGCAAGGCTGCGCCTCACTCCGAAGCTGCATACCCAGGCCAGGGAGCATGATAGTTTGGCTCTGACCCGTACTGTCGTTGTTCTGTATCAGCCGAAGATTCGGTTTGTGGTTATCCATCTCGCCCTTTCAAAATAGCTATGGTGGCCTCTGTCAGAACCCTCTCCAGTTCGGCGCGCAACCCTGGGCTTTGCGCCGCCAGGACCTCGTGAATATAGGGATTGTTCTGCTCGCATATTGAGAGCAAATACCCCACGTGAAGAGAAAATGCAGTCAAAAGATTTGTGCCATGCTTTATTTGCTCGCGCCTGCTTTCTTGCACAGGTTGAACAGGCTCCTCCGCTTTTACTTTTTCTACGGGAGGGGCAGGCTGCTGCGTTTGGGCACTGGGCGGCGGCCGACTGCGCCCGGTAGCCTCGGCATAATACAGAACCCCTTCCTTCGTGTACGCATAAAGACAGCGGCATGGCTTTGACCCGTGTGGATTGATAAGCGCGATCTCCTGCCCTAGCCGAGCAGTCGGCACCCTGAACCACTGAGCGGTGCCGTCAGCAAAAGTCACGCGTATGGCCACCTCTTCCAGATTCACCGGCTCATTATGCGCTTTGGATAGGTGGACCTCCTGGCACACGGATGAGCAGATTGGGGTATTGCAGTCGTACCCTTGCACCGTTGGTTCGTCACATGCACGCTTTGCCTGACGCTTGCCGCAGACCGTGCAGCGAAGTGCTAGGTGCTCACTGCAAAAGCCTTTGCCAGGGACTTGCCGCTGAATGCAGACCCCTGCGCCAGCCAGCAGGAATGTGCAGCTCTCGGCGGGTTTGTTCTCTGTACGCAGCCCCATAATCTCTCCTACTTTGTCCAGCAAGGGCCAACGTGGCCGTCAACTTCCATAGGGACGCTTTTGAGAAGGCTTTCCGCTGCCTCAATCATGATCTTCTGCTTGAGCGGGTGGAACTCGGCGCTATCGTCCTTGTGCGTGCGGGTCACGATCTCGTCGTAGACTTGGTTCATGAACTTAGTGCGAAAGCCCCTTTGCTTTCTGAGCTTTCGGATGCCGTGCATTGCCATCTTCGTCATGTCCGCATTAACGGACTGGATCATAAAGTTGCCGCCTTCCCGTTCAATGCCGCTCATGATACCGAGATAAGTCGGGTCTTCTCGGCCCTTGGGGAACCTCTCCTTATCGCTGGGGTCCGGTAGACGCCAGTAGCGGCGGCGGCCTGAGAGGTTAGCGAGCCAGCCCCATCGCCTAGCCAGCGTCCCCATAGCCCGTAGGTAGCCCACCCCCACGGCGAACTCATCATTATACTTTTTAAAGAGGCGCTTCCCCTCAGCCAGCTCCATCGGAAAACCTTCTCCGTTGAGCTTTTCAACTAAAGTATAGGCTCCCATACCGTAGGCGATTCCAAAGTTAATCGCCTTGGCTGGTGTTCTTAGGTGGGAGTTTTCGTTCTTCTTTGTCACGGGCTTGTTGTACATCGAGGAGGCCACGTAGCAGTGGATGTCGGTCCCTTGCCTAAAGGCTTCACAGAGCTTTGGGTCTTGGGATAGTTCCGCCCAGATACGCAGTTCACAGCCTGAGAAGTCATCGGTCTCTACCAGCTCATTGTCACCCCCGCGAAAGCAGTTTCGCATGCGCTTATCGCGCGGGATATTCAGCATGTTCACTGCGCCTTCGCTTGCCTTTGAGGGTCGCCCGGTTTCAGTGCCTATCTGGTTAAAGCGCGGGTGGAGCCGCTCCGTCCCCATATCTACGGCGTCTATAAAACTCTGGCCAAAAGTGCTGATGCGAGTGTTGAGCCCGCGCAGCTTTTTAAGCAGATCTACAAAAGGGTCGCCGATGATTTTTTTAAGGGTTTTACCACCTGTGTCTGAGATCAGAACAGCCTCCCAGCGACCTGAGGCTTTGTTCTGCTGCCGTGCACGCAGCCCCATCTTTTGCAGGAGTTCCAGGACCTGCTTGTCGGAGCGGTAGTTGATCTCCAGCTCGCCGAAAAGATTCCTTTGGACAAACGGGGCTGCCAGGAGGTCCATGGCTTCTTCTGTCAGTCGCGCGTTCTCATTATTTTCGATCATTATTTGCCGCCAACCGGGGATATCAAGGTACTGCCCTTCCAGCTCCATCTCGCAAAAGGCGGGCATGGCGTTGCACTCGATAAGCCAAACGTGTTGAAGCGTATCCCGCTCCAGTGCCCGCGCCTGCTCCCAGGCGAGAGGTAAGAGGTACTCAACATCCCTGGCGGCGTAGGCAATCATTTTTTCGGTGTAGTCCCCATGAATCATTCCTTTCCCGAACACCCCTCTAACGTCTTTAGAAACTTCGACGTTGAGGTAGCTAAAGAGCACATCGGCGAGGCCGAAGCCGGAGAACTTTTTGCCGTTAAACAGCAGCTTTTCTGCAAAGAAAGTATCGCGAACGCACTCCATCTCAATGCTGAAATTGGCCTTGATCATCTTCCAGTCAAAACCCGCGTTATGCACTATTTTCTTGTGGAATTCGGATTCTAAAAATGGCCTAATTGGTTCAATAGATGCTTTCCTCGTATCAATTACATACTGCTCATTTTGGGTTCCTATTTGCACCATAAGTACTTTGGAGCGGAGAGGGTTGAGGCCTGTGGTTTCGGTGTCAAAACCCCAGCAGGGCTTCTCCATTAGCCGTGGCAGCAGTTCTGATACTTCTTGGGTCGTTGAAAGCAGCGTAGCATTCATACAGCGTCCAGTGTAATAGGGATGGTATCTTTCATTATCCTTATACCGTAAAATCTAATAGAGGAACTTTCCATGAGCTTTCGCATCTCGGGTAAAACAGTAGTTCTCGCCCTTCTGCTGCCCTTTCCATCTTTGCTGGCCGGAGACATTTGGACCTGTGAAGCTGGCGGCTTGACGCGGAAGATCGTTGTGGAGTCATCAGATAACGCAAGGCTGCCGTGTAAGATCGTCTACAAGAAGCCCACGGAAAAAAAGCCTGACGTCATTCTCGGCGGCGCAGCCCGCGACCCTAAATTTTGTGCGGATAAAGCAGAGACGATTGCTTTAAAACTGCAGAATAAAGAATGGTCTTGCAGCCTCGATTGATAAAAATTGGTTATGGTTAGTCCATAGCTAAAATTACGGTCGGGGAAACCCCGATCGGCTGTAGTGCTGGTGCCTGGGCGCCCATCGGGCAAAACCTCTGGCATCCTGCCGGTTCAGATTTTTCACCTAAGCAAGCAGTGCTTACGTGGAAAACCTGATCTGAAGCTACATCCTGTCTCTTCAAATCACTTATACCAGCTAGTCGTTCGTTTTTTTAGCCGCCTCTCTGTGCACGGGCTGCGTCAAGCTCTTCTTGTATGAGCGATGGGTCGGGATCGTAGCTTGCACCTCGGCGGGTGAGCATGCTTTCCAGAACCTCGACTTCGGCGTCGATGGCATCTCTTTCCCTGAGGATGTGTTCTAGTCTTCCTTGCAAAGCTACATAGTCCATCTGACTTCTCCTTCAAAGGCTTTTGTACATTTCTAGATAATGGGCCACGAGGGCCTGGGGATTCCAGTAGGTATCCATCCATAGGCGGGAGCGTTCCCCGTATACCTGCCACATCTTTGCGCGAACCAGATCGCCGACGTTTCTTTTAAGGCTGCCTGCGCTGCCGTCGAGCCACGGAAGATCCGTAGCCCCCGTCAGCTCTTTGATTCCCGCGCGAACCCTCTCACCGATGTCAGCAAAGCAAGGAACACCGAGAGCCAGGTACTCAAGGGAGCTGAGGCCGCAGCTGCCGCCAAGGATTTCGTCGACACCGATATCAGAGTGCCGTTTGAGGGCCAGGACCTCCTTGTGGGGGCGTTTGACTATGAGTTGGTAGTAAATCTCCCCTGCATCCCGCAGTGCGGTCAGTATGGGGTTTACGACCGTGAAGCTCTCCCCTTCCCACCCCCTTGCGGCCCAATTGCTCGGCGCATGGGAGAGGGTCGGCTGGGACCTTAGGCGTTGCGGCAGAGGGAGGTAGGCCGCATCTGTGATATCGAGCACCCCCGGCACGACGAAGTCAGCTTCTGGCCAGTCCTCTATATTGAGGTGCGCAGTTAGGGCAATAGGGACTCTAGCAGCGAAAGCTAGGGTGAAATCTTCGAGCCGGTTGCGTTGGCTGTGGATCTGAATAACAGAAGGTTTTTTGAACGTCGCGGATGTCAGGTGCCTCAGCACCTTCGAGCTCTTCCAGACGTCGTGGTAATGGAGAACGTCGGCCCAGTCCTGCAGCCAGTAGGTCAGCTCTTCTTCGGACATGGTTTCTGCTACGAGGTCCGTATCGAAAGTGCGAAATCCCGATGTGGGTGCCCAGACGAGGTGGCGCGAGCCCACATCCCCTCCGTACTTCTGGAGGAGTCTGGAGATTTGAAGGGGGTTGCCCGATAGGGTTGTATCACTTAGATGAAGGATCTTCACGGGTCCTCTCCAACATGGATCACTCTTAGTCCGATCAGTTCGGCAATGCCGTAGGCCTGGCCCAGGCAGTTATGGGTTCTTGTCATCAGAGCCCCGGCGCTGAAACCGCCCCCAGACGAGAGGCGGTCGTATGGGGGCAATACTTGGTACTGATTCTCGTGGAGCGCATCCTCCACGGTCAAGGTCTTACCGCATTGCTTGCACCGGTAGATGTAGTTCGCCCGCTTAACCTTCATACAGCATGTCCAAGAGCTTTGGCTGATAACGAATCCAGCACTCGTGAATCTTTGCAGCCTCGAAGGAGATAGGGGTATTGTTGGGCGCCTGAAAGCAAATATAGCCGGCGCTTTCCAGACCCACCAAGCCCTTAGCGGTAAGTTTCCTGGGAATACCGCACTGCTCAAAGCCCCAGAGGATGTCCTCAATAATCCCTTCTTTCACCTCGCCCGACTTCTCGAAGCAGTCGAAGAGGGCCCGCAATGTGATTTGCGCCTCATTTGGCAAGAGCGATGGGATGCTCTCGGCCAGTTTAAAGAACGGCCTCATAAGCCGGAGAGTCTGCTTCAACTGCATGCCGGCCGGTACTTCCACGTCCAGCCGCTGTGTTCTTTGCATCGGACGTTGACTTTTGGGCAGTGCCTCGGCCATGCGGCGAAGCATAGCCTCCGTTTCACGCGCGCTCATAGTCTCTCCATTCGTCAGTATTTTCCTCATACTACGCATGCGGCGGCAAAGAAAAAAGGAAGAAGATGCATCGGCCCCGCCTTCCTCCTCAACCCAGCGATAATTCTCTCCAACAGGGGCTCCCAGATTGGTGATTTGTGTTTTTCCGCACTCGCAACCTTGGTGGGCTGCAACAAACGTTTCGCACCCAATACACTGGTACATCGTATTTCCCGATTGTTGTGGTTGACACTTTCCAAAATTAATGCCTATTTTGGAGGACATAAACTTTACTGGGGTAAGCAATGGGCATCGACGATCGGTCGAACGTAATTGATTTTAGCAGGTATCAGAGACCAGCACTTTTTGGAAAAGACCTAAGGGGTAAGATCGA